AATAAAAACAGACGAACCCCGAACCCTTGATTTTTCAGGGGTTCGGGGTTTTCTTGTTACTAATGTGTGCATAGTTCAGCGTTCAGCGGCCTAAAATGTTCACCGGTTTGAACCCTATGGAATCAGTTCCACGGTGGCCTTCAGTTCGTCCAAAGTCTTGTGATTATAGACCCGGTTTCCTGTGTCTTTGGACACATGGCCCATGAGCAAATCAATACATTTCCGGTTGGCCCCGGCGCTGTCCAATTTGGTTTCAAAGGTGTGGCGGCATTCGTGCGGGGTATGGTTCATCTTCAGGGCCTTCATAATATCCGCCCAAAATATCCGGTATTGGGTTTGATTGCAAATCTTCCCGTTGTAGCTGATCAGCCGGGGGCCACCTTCGGCAAGCCGCCGTTCAATCAACGGCTTGATCTTTGGATGGATGGGAACAATGCGGTTCTTACCGGCTTTCGTTTTGGTGCCGCCCTTCATCGTGCCTTCCTTCAAGTCTATATCTTCTGGTTTCAGATTCAAAAATTCAGAGATACGCCACCCGGAATATAGCAAGATCAAAACAGTATCAAGCCAAGGATCAGACTGATGTTCCCACACCGTTTTGATTTCATCGTTGGTGAACGGAAGGCGGCTGGTGGGCGGTATTGGATCAGAAGTCAGCAGTTCAGAGAAGCACCGGTTTATTATATCCATTTCAAGAGCGAACCGGTCAAGGTGGCCCCACAGGTTCTTGATGGCCGCTTGGGTGCTGTACCCTTTCCCACAACCATCAATGGTTTCTTGCATTTGGTAGGATCGCAGTTGCTTATAAGGCTTGTTCACATACGCTGAACAATGCTTGAACGCTGAACAGAGGGAAGAACGGTTGGATTCCCCCAACTTCGGGGCCTTCTTTTCTTTCCAGAGGTCAAAAAGCTGTTGAAGGGTGATTTTGGCCCGGTCAACATCCCAAGGATCACGGTTGTATTCAGCAAGCATGATATTCCCGGCTTCACGGGTTTCAGCATAGCCGATAATGTCATAAATGGGATGGCCTTTGTCATTCCAACCTATGGTTTTCTTCACAATGTATGGGCGGCGGCGTTGGCCTGATAGCTTTGCAACCGTTCCATACCCGTTTGGATTTCGCATTATATCACCTGAACTTTCAAAATTGGGTATGGCAAAGCTAAACCCCATGTGATATAATGTTCAAAGGCGTTTGAAACATTAACTTCAAAAGGGTTTGTTTCGCCTGACCGCTTCCGGTGTGCAAGACCGGGGGCGGTCATTTTTTTTTTGCATTTGTTCCATATCCGTTCCGCTTAAAACCCTTGCGGGGTGTGGCTTTGAGAGAATGGAACACTTGGAACGGATATTATATTACTTCAAAGGGTAGATAAAAAAATATAAAAGAAAAAGAGTATATAGAGAACCGCGTTTTATCTGTTCCACCTGTTCCAAAGCCTTGATTTTCCTGTGTTTTCAGGGATTGGACGGCGGAACGGATGTGGACAGATCAAGTTTGGCAAGTTCACCTTTGACCTGTTCCAGAACTTCAGGATATTCAGAATCAGGGTTCATGGAATATTGATCTTCGTATTCCTTCAGGGTGTTCAGATACCGGTTCCAATGGGTGGCTTTGGCCTTTGCGGTTTTCAATTCATCAATCTTGGCTTTCTGATCGGAATAGGAATCCAACAAAACCCGTTCTTTCTGACTATCAGCCGCCTTGAAGAAAGAAGCTGGAAGATCGGATGTGTAAGGGATGATCCCGGCCTTGGCCGCTTGATCCACCGTCAGGGCTATTTGCATACCATATTCATAGCGGGAAAAGAATGTTTCAAGGTTCTTCGTCTTTTCAAAGATGTTCAAGCAATCTTGAACAATCCGCACATGGTTTTTGGCTTCTGCTACGGTATAGGCCCCCGGCATGGATTTAATAGCCCGTTCCGGGTTCAGATTGGAATGAACCTGAACGGTGGGTTCTGTTTTGGGTGGGGCTTTCTGTTTTGGCTTTCTTTTTCGCAGAAGCAGGAACAGGAAGAACCCCATAATGACATCCATCATAATGAATACGGGGCGGAGTTCTGGCGCTTCCGTAAAAAACATGATTGTGTAGACGATAAACCCGAAACTGAAAAAGAAGATCCCAAAGCCTTTCAAAAACTTCTTCAACCAACCACCTTCTATCTAATATCACTTTGGAAGGCCACGGCCTTACCAAGAATGATGATATGATCCAACTGTTCCCCGGTATAAACTAAATCTTCATAGTTAGAGTTTTCGGCCTTCAGAATCAATAGATTTTTTTCGGGATAGTAATTCACCCGCTTCAGGGTTGCTTCATCATCAATGATAACAGCGGCAATTTCGCCATTGTTCACCATTTCCTGTTTTCTGATGAACACAATATCCCCGTCATAGATTCTGGCCCCGATCATGGAATCACCCTTGGCCTTCAAGCAGAAATCAGCGTCAATATTGGCCCCAGCTTCCACATACAGTTCCTTTTCTTCATTTGCCATAATGGGTTTCCCGCAAGCAATGTCACCGAGCAGACGAAAACGCTTTGTAGAAATTGGGATGATATTATCAAACTTCACCTGTGGTTGTGACGGTTCGACCACCACAGATTTATTGATGCTTTTCAACCAATCATTCCGGTTCGGAATGTCTGATCTTCCCATGAGGTAATCCAAATCAACATTGAAATAGTCAGCAATGGTTTCCATAGATTCAAGGCCCGGTTCCCGTTCGCCCCGTTCATACATATTTACACTACTTTTAGAAAAACCAAGCTGATCCGCCAAGTTCTGTTGAGATAGGCGGCGTTCGGTTCGTAATTGCTTGAACCGATCAGAAAACTTCGGCATAAGTACACCCCTTTCAGAAGTCTTTCTATAATTCATTATACACATTATGTGCACAAAGTCAATCCGTCGATGTGCACAATTAGTAACACATTTCTTTGTGCACAATTTGTGTTCAGTTGCGCTTGACTTTGAGCACATATCGTGTATAATGATAATCAGACGAGCACAAAAGGTGCACGGCGAAAGGGGAACACAATATGAAGAAGTTCAGCGCAATAGTCAAGGACGGAACCAAAACCGTTTTCATCACCAATCAGGAATACCGGACAAAGGCCGACTTCATTCATGATCTTCGATGCAACGGGTACAAGGTCAATCCGATGAAGGTCAAGACTTCCCGGACTTTCGATTACATCATCAATCACACCGACTGTAACCCGTGGGATTGGAAGCTTACTGATAAAGAAGTTGATGATATTACGGATTATCACCCCGGAAGGAGTATGTGAGATATGGAAGTTTGGAAAGAAAACAAACAGACGGGCCTTTCTTGTGGGATCAATGACTTTGGTGAATTGTTCCTTGGCAATAAAGGAAGCGGATATAATTTACCAGACACCCCCGAAAATCGTGAATATATTTTGAATGATTTTAACTATTGGAATCAATAAGCCGAAACGGGCCTGATGGCCCGTCCACCGGAACCGCCCCACCGGTGCTGATGATGGCAGGGCAACAGCGACAACATGAGCGCCCCCGGTTTATGGGTTCGGGTATTGGGTATCAATCCCCATATAAAAGATATGACCGCCCGGAAATTGCTTGTTGGGGCTTTGGCTGTTCTAATTCTGAAGAAAGGATGTGCAAATATGAGTGTTGGCAAGAAACTTCGGGAACTGCGTGGGAGCAGAACCCAAGACGAAATCTCCAAGGAACTTGGGATCACCAAATCTTCTTATGCCATGTATGAGCGTGATGAACGGGTTCCCCGTGATGAAGTGAAGGTTCGCATTTCCAATTTCTTTGGCGTTTCGGTTCAGGAACTTTTTTTTAACTAAATCGAGCACATATAGTGTTCAATAGGAGTAAGCACCATGAATGAAGTCAGTTTGAAACCGGTCATTGATGAACTTGAAACCTTGTTTTCAAAGTTCAACAAAGCCTTCTTTGAAGGGAAGTTGGAAAAGCCTGTGATCACCGTTTCCCCGGATCATACCCGTGGGGCCTACGGCTGGTGTACCGCTTGGAAGGCTTGGCAAGATGGCACCAAGGAAGGCGGTTATTACGAAATCAACCTGTGTGCCGAATACCTGAACCGCCCCTTTGAAGAAACCTGTGGAACCTTGCTTCACGAAATGGTTCACCTTCAGAACCTTCAGGACAATGTTCAGGACACTTCCCGTTCTGGTTCCTACCACAACCGGAAGTTCAAAGAAACCGCTGAAGCCCACGGCCTGACCGTGGAGAAAGGCGAAAAGTACGGATGGCACAAAACCGCCCTGAACCCGCAAGCTGAAGCCTTCGTGAAATCCCTTGGCAAATCCGGGTTCTGTCTGGTTCGACCCCGTACCAATCCGCTGAAGGGTTCCCGAAAGGGGGGGGGGATCAAGTTCCCGTAAGTATGTTTGCCCCTGTTGCGGAACCATCATCCGGGCCACCAAGGAAGTTCATGTTCTCTGTGGAGAATGTGAAGTGGCCTTTGAAGAACAGGAGTGATAACCAATAAATGAAATAAACCAGAAACCCGAATATTGGGTTCTATCCCTTTCGGGTGGTAAGGATTCCACCGCCCTTGGCCTTGAATGGCTGGCCCGACACAAAGCCGATCCTGTCACATATCCCCTTCATGAAGTGGTGTACTGTGACACATGGATGGAGTTCCCGGCCATGATGGAGCATATCAACCAGCTTGAAAAAATCTTCATGGATGCGGGAATCAAGTTCACACGGGTTCAAAATCCAAAATCTTTTGATTGGTTCATGTTTGAATACCAACCCAAGCGCCACAACCCTGAATTGCAAGATAAAAAAGGTCAAAGCTGGCCGGGGCCGCAAGCCCGTTGGTGTACTGCTGAATTGAAAACCAGAATCATCAATAAGTATCTCGCCCATCTTCGTGAAGAATACACCGTTATTCAGTTGATTGGCCTTGCGGCTGATGAAGAATACCGGTTGGAACGGGAACACAATCAGAACCCCGAACACCGTCACCCATTGGCGGAATGGGGTTGGACGGAAGCCGATTGTTTGAAATACTGCTATTCCCACGGTTTTGATTGGGGTGGCTTGTATGAGATTTTCCACCGGGTTTCCTGTTGGTGCTATCCGTTGCAGAGCCTTGAAGAATTACGGAACTTGCGAAAACATTTTCCCGATCTGTGGGCAAAGCTGTTGGACATGGAACACCGGACTTGGCGAACCTTCCGGGCTGATTATTCAGTTGATCAACTGGAAATCCGCTTTGCTTTTGAAGAAGAACGGCTTGCCGCTGGCCTTCCGATCAACCGAACCCGTGAATTTATGACCGAACTTCGGAAACGGCTTGCCGAATCTGAAATTAAAAAATGAAAGGAGTACGCACAATGACCACCTTTGCAGAGCGTTTGAAGAACGCTATGGAACAGGCCAACATGAGCCAATCCGCCCTGTCTGAACAGGCCGGGGCTTCCAAGGCCGCTATCAGCCAATACCTTTCCGGGAAGAACACCCCCGGCCCTGACCGTATCAAGGCCCTTGCCGATGCCACCGGCGTTTCCTTTGATTACCTGATGGGTTATGGAGCCGCCCCGGTTGCGGAACCGCCTATCAAGAAGATCAGCGTGAAGGAAGCCGCCCGGTGTATGGGAAAATCTGATCAGTTCGTCAGAATCGGCCTTCAGCGTGGCCTTCTTCCCTTCGGGAACGCTGTTCCCGGAACCGGCGCTTGCTGGAATTACTACATCAACCCCACCAAGTTCCGTGATTATGTGGGTGCTGATCAGTTCAATTCTTTCTTCGGCCTTACGGCCTGATTTTTAGAAAAGGAGTAAAGCAATGAAAACCAGATTTGATGGAACCTTGTGGATCGGAGCCGGTGGACAGGCTTTCCGCCCCGCAGAAATGGGAACCGATCACCTGTTGAACACGGTGAAGATGCTGAAGAACCGCCCCGGCGCGGTGATAGCTATGGTGGTTCGTGACATTGAAGCCACCCCTGACTGTTGCCCTTTTGATCCCTTCGGTGGCGGTCATTCCGAGTTGGTGAAACAGTCCTTGTTCAACATCACTTCCCTTTCCCCGGAACAGGTGAGTGATTACGCCTTGAACAGCCCCTTGGGAATGGCTATGAAGGCCGAACTTCTTTCCCGTGGTGTGAATGTGGAAAATTACCTTTCCATGATTGAAGGGCCTGAAACCCTATGATCACGCTGTTCCAGCACCAGCAACAGGCCCTTGACGAAACCGAGGGGAAGAACCGGGTGGCCTATTACCTTGATATGGGCCTTGGGAAAACCTTTGTTGGTTCCGAAAAAATGATGAAGCTGAACAAGCGGATCAATCTGGTGGTGTGCCAATGTTCAAAAGTTCAAGACTGGATTGAACATTTTCAAGACCACTACACCCGGAATTGTGTGTTCGACCTGACCAACCCCAAAACCTTCAAATGGTTCTTTGAACAGGTTCAGCATGAAGTTCCAACCCTGATGATTGGCGTGATCAACTACGAACTGACTTTCAGGCGGAATGTGCTGAAAACCCTGACCGGCTTCACGCTGATGTTGGATGAAAGTTCCCTGATCCAGAACGAGAACGCCAAACGATCAAAGTTCATTCTTGGGCTGAAACCGGATAATGTGATCCTTCTGTCAGGCACCCCCACGGGCGGCAAGTATGAAAACCTGTGGAGCCAATGTCAACTGTTGGGGTGGAAGATTTCAAAAGAACTGTTCTGGAAGCAGTACATTCAAACGGAATGGGTTGAAACCGATGGATTTTGGCGGCAACAGATTACCGGCTATAAGAATGTTGACCGGCTGAAGATGAAGCTGGCCGAACATGGGGCCGTTTTTATGACCACCGAACAGGCCGGGATCAGCCTTCCAAAGCGGAACTGGATCAAGGTCAAAACCCGTCCTTCACCCCTTTATTGGAAGTTCTGGAATGATCGCTATATTGCGATTGACAGCGCCAACCTTGGTGAATTTGAACTGGATGCGGATTTCTACGGTTCCAATGCCCATTGTGAACGGGAATTGATCGGTGATACCAGTTTGACCCGCCGCCTTTACGCCCGTCAGCTTTGCGGCCTATATAACCCGGCCCGTTATGAAGCCTTCCGGGATTTGGTGAACAGCACAGAAGATCGCTTGATTGTGTTCTATAACTTCACGGAAGAAATGGAACGCCTGAAGGGGATTGCCAAGGGCCTGAACCGGCCTGTGTCTGTTCTTTCCGGTGAAGAAAAGAACTTGGATGCTTACCGCTACCAGCACAACAGCATTACCTTCATTCAGTATCAGGCCGGTGCAATGGGTGGAAACTTCCAACTTGCCAACAAAATCATTTACTTCAGCCTTCCCCAAGGTTCTGAACTGTGGGAGCAATCCCAAAAGCGTATTCACCGCCTTGGGCAAGAACGGCCCTGTTTCTATTACCTGATGATCTGTCCGGGAACGGTTGAAGAAGATATTCTTTCCACTTTGGAAATGAGAAAGGACTATACCGATGAACTATTCAGAAAGTATGAGCAAGCGGCAACAGCGCCGCAAAGCCCTTAACCAGCGGTTCAGGCGGATGTTCCTTGTGGCCCTTCTGATGGGCCTTGCAATGGGGTTTATATTTGGGCGCTGTTCTGCTGTCAACAGCAAGGCCCCAGATGCCCCCATTGAACCGGATCAGCTTACCGCCGTGACCCCGGATGTGACCTTGGAGCCGGTGGAAACTCCGCTGGTGGAAGAACCCGCCGAACCTGAACCGGTGCTGTTAGGCAATTTCAGAATTACCGCCTATTGTTCCTGTGAAAAGTGTTGCGGTGAATGGGCCAAGAACCGGCCCAACGGCATTGTGTATGGTGCCGCTGGTGTGGAACTGAAAGCCGGTGTTTCCTGTGCTTCCCCGCTTCCCTTGGGAACCGTGGTGGAAGTGGAAGGCTTGGGTGAATACATCGTTCAGGATCGCCCCGCCCAATGGGTGATTGACAAATACGGTGAAAACCAGATCGACATTTATTTTGACAACCATGAAGCCGCTTCCGCCTTCGGCCTGAAGCAGTTGAATGTTTATCTGAAAGGAGAACCCGAAAAATGATCAAATGTGAAAATGCTTGCCCCCGTGGAAAATTTGATGGGTGTTGCCACAAATGCCCGGATTTCCACACTTGTCCTGATTCCTGTCAGGAAAACCCGAACGCCTGTGGTTCGGCCACCTTCGATGAAGAAACGGCCCTTCAGGAGTTCAAGAACACACAGCTTGCCACCTTGAACGCCATTGCTTCCCTGACCGCCCACAAGAAGGCCATTGAGGAACAGGAAAAGGAAATGAAGGCCAAGCTGTATGAAGCAATGGTGAAGTTTGGCGTGGATAAGTTTGAATCCGATGTTCTGAACCTTACCCTTGTGAAGCCCACCAACGCCACCAGCATTGATTCCACCAAGCTGAAGAAGAAATACCCGGACATTGCTTCCGAGTGTTCCAAGACCACCGCCAAGGCCGGTTATGTGAAGATCACCCTGAAAGGGGATAAGTCATGAGTTGCCGGGGCTTTGAACCTGTTTGCACCAATAATGAACTTCGAGAGTATTTCAGCGCCAAGGGCCTGACCTATGACAGCATTGATGAAGGTGATATTTTGATCCTTTGCATGATGCTTCAGAAGGAATTGAAGAAATCCAATAAGGCTGGTGAAACTTCCGTCACCATGACTTTAAGCAAACGGGTTGACATGAAGAAGGCCACCAACGGCCACATTACCGAATGTTACATCTACATGAACGCCCACTATTTCACCCGGCGTGAATGTATCAGCTTCAACCGGGATGGGTGGATTGGCTTTGCAGGATGGGCCGATGATGGCAACACTAACCCGTTGCGCCGTGCCTTCCTTGCATGGTGTGACTATTTGGCGGAAGGTGGTGGGGCCGATGGCAAGGGATGAAGTGTGGGATGCCCTGAAAAATCATGCCAAACAGGTTCATTCAGAACGGGTTGCAAAAAATCCCGACCGGATCGCCTATGCCATTCAGCAGTTTGAAGCCCACGGCATTGAATACCAACTGAAAAATGAGCAAACAGGCCACTTCCATTGTTGGCGGAAGTCTGATGATAAACTGTTTCAATTCTACGCTGGAACGGGGAAGATTCAGGGTTTCACCCAAGTCAGAGGTATTCACAGCCTGATTCAGATGTTGGAGGGGTGAGCCGATGGCCGGTGAAAAAAACTTTGAAAATCGCCTGAAGAAATGGCTGGAAGCTGAAGGGATATATCCCTTGGGTGAACCTGTTGACCGCATGAGCGCCCCGCCCTGTGGCTTCTATGAAAAGCGTTGGGGTGGAAGCCGGTATGTGAAAAGCGGCCTTCCCGATATGCGGATCACCGTGAAGGGCATTGCCCTTGAAGTGGAGCTGAAGGCCACCGATGGAACCCCATCTGTGCTTCAGAAGCGTAATTTGGCCCAAATCAACGGTTCACAGGGGTTCGGGTTCATCCTTTACCCGGAAGGCTTTGAAGCCTTCAAGACTATTGTGAAAGGGGTGAAACAATGCGAGTTTCCCACAGCCGGGTTGAAGTCTTTGATAGATGCCCATACAAATACCGCTTGCGATATGTGGAAGGGATAGACACGATCCCGAACACGGACGCAGACAACGCCCTGATCCTTGGCACCGCCCTTCACACCGGCATTGAAGAAGGGGTTGAACAAGCCCTTGACTTCTACAAGAACAGCTTCCCGGTTCTGACGGATGATCACATTCATGAAATGATGAAGTTGGAAGCCATGATCCCCAAGGCAAAGGCCATGTTGCCACCGGGCGGAACCTTTGAACTTCCAATCGGGAACTCTGATTTCATCGGCTTTATGGATTATCTGGTTCCCGTGGGGAAGGGCCTGAAGCTGGATGGCCTGATCACTGGTGAAGATTTGAATGAATTTGAAGCGTTTGATCTGTACGATTTCAAGTATTCCAACAACGCCAAGAACTACGCCGTTTCCGGTCAGCTTCACGAATACAAGTATTGGTATGAACTGACCCATCCCGGCCACCGGATCAGAAATATGTATTTCCTGATTGTTCCCAAGCCCAAGATCAGGCAGAAAAGCACCGAAACCCTTTCCCAATTCCGTGACCGCTTGCAAGCGGCCTTGAAAGATTCTGAACCAACGCTGATGCCGGTTCAGTACAACCCCATGAAGATTGTGGACTTCCTGACCGATGTGAAGCACATGGTTGAAGCCACAGACTTTCCCAAGAACCCAAACCATTTTTGTGGATGGTGTGAGTATGAAGAATATTGTCAGAAAGGATGGGATTATATGTTACTTCCCAAGAATGAACGCCGTGATCTGAACGCCACCAAGAAGAAGGTTGTGTGGCTTTACGGCGCACCCTTCAGCGGCAAAACCTTCTTTGCCAATCAGTTCCCCGATCCCCTGATGTTGAACACGGATGGCAACATCAAGTTTGTGGATGCCCCCTATATCGCCATTCGTGACACCGTTACGGTGGAAGGCCGTATCACCAAGCGCAAGTTGGCCTATGAAGTGTTCATGGATGCCGTGGCCGAACTGGAAAAGAAACAGAACGATTTCCGAACCATCGTGGTTGACCTTCTGGAAGATGTTTATGAATCGTGCCGGGTTTACATCTGTGACCGTCAGGGCTGGAAGCATGAATCTGATGATTCCTTCCGTGCGTGGGATATGGTCAGAAGCGAGTTCCTGAACACCCTGAAGCGGCTTGTGAATCTGGACTATGAAAACATCATCCTGATCAGCCATGAGGACAGAAGCCGTGACCTGACCCGCAAGGGCGGCGATAAGATCAGTTCCATCAAGCCGAACCTTCAGGATAAGGTGGCAAACAAGGTGGCCGGTATGGTTGATCTGGTGGCCCGTATCGTGGCGGACGATGATGAACGGGTGCTGTCTTTCAAGACTTCTGAAGTGATCTTCGGCGGTGGCCGTTTGACTGTCCGTGATAAGGAAATCCCGCTGACCTATGACGCTTTCTGTGAAGTCTACGAGGAAGCCAACCAGAAGGCCGCAGGAGCCGTGAAGCGTGGCGGCAATGCCCCGGCTACCCCCGCACCTGAAACCACCGACACGCCCACCACAGCGCCCAGCAGAAGGGGCAGAAAGGCCAAGACTGTAACCCCGCCCCCGGCTGGTAACTATGATCCGGCTGAAGATGCGGCAAAGGCGGCTTGTGGTGATCCTGATGGAACTTGGACACCGGGCGGCGGTGAAAAGGATGATTCTGTTCCTGTTGATGAACCGGCCACCGGTGACACCCCGCCTTGGAACGATCTTCCCAAATGCCCGGACGGTGAACGCATTTTCAGACAGCACGATCAGAACCCGGAAATCCCCCTTTGTCCGTCCATTGACGCTGGCCACCGTTGCCACAAGGAAGGCGGCCCCGATGGTTGCCCCCTGTGGGATCGCCCCAAGGCACAGGCAGAGGAACCCGCACCCAAGACGGATGCTAACCCGCCCCGCCGTACCCGGAAGAAGCGTGAAGAATAATGGCTGATGTGCTGATGATTGCCGGGAAGCCTGAAACCATTTTCAAGGCCCGTGATTTTGAATATCTGGTTGAAAAGCACATGGGCTATGAAGCGGCCAAGTATTTCCGGGAATACGCTGAAAAGGCTGATGAAGAAGTCAGATCGGCCAAGGCCGGTGAGAACACAGACCTTGCTTCCTATGAAGCTGACCTTGAAAGCAATCACAGAGCCTTTCAGGACATTCAGACGGAAGCCGCAGTTATCATGGGTGTTCTTCAAGAAAAACGGATAAACCGTGAGAAGATCGCCCATGCAGTCAGGGAAATTGGAAAAATTCTTTCCAACCAAATATAAAAAACAACATTTTTGGAGGTAAAAAACTATGGCTATTGATTTTGACAAGATTGATCGTTCTGTTGATCTGAAGGGCCTTCAGGCTGATGTGGAGGATGCCAAGAAGAACGGCGGCGGTGATTTCCCCACCATTCCCGCTGGCAAGTATGAAGTGAAGCTGGAAAGCATGGAGATCAAAGGCACCAAGGCCGATCCCAACCGCCCCATGCTGGCCGTGTCCTTCAAAATCCTGTCCGGTGAGTTCAAGAACCAGCGCCTTTTCATGAACCGTGTCCTTTACGGCACCAAAAATGACAAGAACATGATCGCTTCCGCTATGGGCTTCCTTGAAAAGCTGGATTCCGGTGTTCCTATCAGCTTCACCAGCTACAAGCAGTTTGCCCAGCTTGTTCTTGATGTGGCGGAAGCTATTGATGGAACCTTGGAATATGCGGTGGACTATGATGATTCCCGCTTCAATTCCATCACTGTTGAGGAGGTTTTTGAGGTTGAAAACTGACCGCAGATTTTTTATAATCAAATCGAGCACAAATAGTGCTTGATGCGGTTTTGAACCTTAACTTTCAAGCACAACCTGTGGGGCTTCGGCCCCACAATGGCCCCAAGTGAAAGCCTTCCCGTGGCGGGGCTGATAAGGCGGCAACGCTGACCGATTTCACAAAAGCTGAAAGGATGTGAGTTGATGATCTTCTATGATTTTGAGGTTTTCCGGTATGACTGGTTGGTTGTCCTGATCGACCTGAACGCCCGGAAAGAAACCGTGATTATCAATGATCCCGACAAGCTGAAGCGTTTCTATGAGGAACACAAGGGCGTGATTTGGGCCGGTTACAATTCCCGGAACTATGATCAGTACATCCTAAAGGCCATTCTGTGTGGGTTTGATCCAAAGCCTGTGAACGATTGGATCATTGCAGAGGACAAACCCGGTTACAGATATTCAAGCCTGTTCAGGGAATACCCGCTGATCAATTATGATGTGATGCCGAACCCGCCAATCAGCCTGAAGGCGCTGGAAGCGTTCATGGGCCATTCCATCAAAGAAACTTCTGTTCCCTTCGACATTGACCGGTCTTTGACTGAAGCAGAATTGGCCGAAACGGTCAAGTATTGCCGCCATGATGTGGAACAGACGGTGGAAGTGTGGTTAAGGCGGAAGGAAGATGAATTTGATGCCCAAATGTCACTTGTGAAGGCGTTCCATCTTCCTATTTCCGACATTGGCCGCACCAAGGCCCAGCTTTCCGCCAAAATCCTTGGAGCCGTTCAGCGGGAACACAATGATGAATTTGAAATTGAGTTCCCGTCCAGCTTGCGGATCGAAAAATACACGGAAGTTCTGAACTGGTACAAAAACCCCCTGAACCGTGACTATTCCAAAACCCTTGAACTGGATGTGGCCGGGGTTCCCCATGTGTTCGCTTGGGGTGGCCTTCATGGGGCCATTCCCAAATATCACGGGGAAGGCTGGTTCGTCAATGTGGATGTGGCTTCCTATTACCCATCTTTGATGCTGGTTTATAAGTGGCTTTCCCGCAATGTTCACGATCCTTCCAAGTATGCGGAAATCTACCACACCCGCCTGAAGCTGAAGGCAGAGAAGAACCCCATGCAACAGCCTTATAAAATCGTTCTGAACAGCACCTATGGCGCTATGAAAGATAAGCACAACGCCATGTATGACCCCCGGCAAGCCAACAATGTTTGTGTGGGCGGTCAGCTTCTTCTTCTGGATTTGATTGAACGGCTGGAAGATCATTGTGAAATCATCCAGAGCAACACGGATGGTATTTTGGTCAAACTTCGCCGGTATGAAGATTTTGAAATGCTGGACGATCTGTGCTGGGAATGGGAGCAAAGAACCGGGATGCGCCTTGAATTTGATGAATTTCAAAAGGTGTATCAGAAGGATGTGAACAATTACATCATTGTTCCTTCCGGGCCGCTTCGTGACGAAAAAGGGAAACCCCGCTGGAAGTGCAAGGGTGCCTATGTCAAAAAACTGTCCGATCTGGATTATGACCTTCCCATTGTCAACCGGGCCATTGTGAACTATTTCCTTCAGGGGATCAGCCCGGAAACAACCATCATGGAATGTTCCGATCTTCGGGATTTCCAGAAGGTGGTGAAGGTGTCCAGCAAGTACAAATACGCCCTTTATTCCCCGATGATTATGGAAGCCAAGATCAGGGATGAAAAAGGCCGTTCCAAGAAAATCACCCGCTTCAGCGGTGGTGAGGTTCAGACGGATAAAACTTTCCGGGTGTTTGCTTCCAAGGATCAGAGCAAGGGCGGAATCTTCAAGGTTTCCGGGAAAATCGTCAAGGGCCGGGAAAAGAATCCTGAAAAGTTCGGCAACACCCCGGATCATTGTTTCTTCATCAATGATGATGTGACCAACCTTCCCATCCCGGATGAACTGGACAAGCAATATTACATTGATGTTGCTTGGGATCGCCTGAAAGATTTTGGGGTGGAACGATGAACAATAAAACCTTTCGGGGGGGGGAGCGTTGAAGCATGGAACTGTTTAGGGGCTATGTGCCTACCAGAAACAAACAATGCCTTGAAAAGTTCAAAGGCGTTGAAAAACTGAAAACCCGTTCTGAAGTCCAAGACCTTGATGAATACGCCGGTATTCTTGGGGAAGAAACCATCCTGATTGATGTGGATGATGCGGAAACATCTGAACTTTTGTTCAGAATTGTTCAGGATTTAGAACTGAAGTGCAGAGTGTACGCCACCACACGGGGAAAACACTTCTTGTTCAAGAACTGTGGTGTTAAAAAAAGCTGGACGAAATGCACCTTGGCCGTGGGTATCACCACGGATGGAAAGGTTGGAGCCAATAACAGCTATGAAATCTTGAAGTCTGGTGGCGTGGAACGGCCCATTCTGTATGACTTCCCTGAAGGGGAGATTCAGGAACTTCCCAAGTGGCTGACCCCAGTGAAAAGCAACTATGATTTCCCGAACCTTGGGGAAGGTGATGGGCGGAACCAAACCCTGTTCAACTACATTCTGACCCTTCAGAGTGACGATTTCACCAAGGAAGAAGCCCGTGAATGTATCAGGCTGATTAACCGTTATGTGCTGAAGAAGCCCCTTTCCGACAAGGAACTTGATGTGATCCTTCGGGATGATGCTTTCAAGAAAACATCCTTCTTCCGGGATAAAACCTTCCTGTTTGATAAGTTCGCCACCTACCTGAAGAACAACAACCATATTGTGAAGATCAATAACCAGCTTCACATTTACAAGGATGGTATCTATGTTTCCGGTGCCGGTGAGATTGAAGGGGCCATGATCAAGCTGATCAGCAACCTGAAACGGGCATGGCGTTCGGAAGTCCTGTCCTATCTGGAAATCATGATTGAGGAAAACACCAAGGCCACCAACCCGAATATCATTGCTTTCAGCAACGGCCTTTACAATATCCGGGATGGTTCCTTCAAAGAGTTCACCCCGGATGTGGTCATTACAAACAAAATCCCGTGGCCGTACAACCCCGCCGCCCATGATGATCTGTTGGATCATACCCTGAACCGGCTGGCCTGTGATGATCCTGAAGTTCGGGCCTTGCTGGAAGAAATGGTGGGCTATTGTATGTACCGCCGCAACGAACTTGGCAAAGCCTTCATCCTGATTGGCGATAAGAGCAACGGCAAATCCACCTTCCTTCATGTGGTGAAGAACCTTCTTGGAGATCAGAACATTGCTTCCCTTGACCTGAAGGAATTGGGTGATAGGTTCAAAACCGCTGAACTGTTCGGCAAGCTGGCGAACATCGGTGATGATATTGGTGATGAATTTATTGCCAATGCTTCTGTGTTCAAAAAACTGGTCACAGGTGATCGGGTGAATGTGGAGCGCAAGGGCCAAGACCCCTTTGAGTTCAACAATTATTCCAAGTTCCTGTTCAGCGCCAACAATATTCCCCGTATCAAGGACAAAACCGGAGCCGTTCAGCGGCGTTTGGTGATTGTTCCCTTCGATGCCAAGTTCACCCCCAATGATGCTGACTTCCGCCCGTTCATCAAGGATGAATTGTGTGAACAGGGTTCTATGGAATATCTGGCCTTGCTTGGCCTTCAGGGGTTGAAGCGGGTTCTTGGGAACGCAAAGTTCACCACTTCCAGCAGAGTTCAGGGGCAGTTGGACGAATATGAGGAAAACAACAACCCCATTATTGGGTTCATCAATGAAGTGGGCCTTGACGGGATTGAAAATGAAGCCACCGATTCCGTGTATCGCCGGTATAAGGAATATTGCATTGCAAACAACTTCCAAGCCCTTTCCAAGATTGAGTTTTCCCGGCAGATCACAAAACGCTGTGGCTTCACAACGGTTCCAAAGTGGATCAGAAACCGGAAAACCCGTGTATTTGTGAAAGGCGGTGACACAGAATGAGTGGTTCCAAGAAGGTGTTCACCACTTTGGGCAGTTCCAACCATGTTCCTGAAGAACGAGAAGCATTTGATTACTACGCCACCGATCCAAGGGCCGTGGAAATGCTTCTGGAACTGGAACAGTTTTCCCCGGTCATTTGGGAACCGGCCTGTGGGGAAGGCCATATTTCCAAGGTGCTTCAGGCCCACGGTTATGAAGTCATTTCAACTGATCTGATTTACCGGGGCTTCGGTGATCCTGAACCGTTGGATTTCCTGAAGGAAACGCTGGACGATTTTGAAGGCGATATAATCACAAACCCGCCATATTCAATGGGGCTTGAATTTGTTCAAAGGGCGCTTGAAAGCGTCCGCCCCGGTGGGAAAGTGGCTATGTTCCTGAAGGTTCAGTTCTTGGAGGGGCAAAAACGGGGTGAGTTCTTCAGGCATACCCCCCCCCCCGAAAAGTTTATATCAGCCGTTCCCGGCTGGCCTGTTATAAAAACGGTGATATGACCGGGAAATCGGAAAGCGCCATTGCCTATGCGTGGTATGTGTGGGAAAAGGGCTTCACCGGTGATCCGGTGATCAAATGGTTCAACTGAAAGAAAGGATGATTTCAATGTTACCTAAAACCAAAACGGAACGCCATTCCGATATTTGCAAGGAAATCAATGCCTTGTACGCACGAAAAAATCATGACTATGGTGATAGCTTTCACCAGACCTTCACGGAAGAAGGAATGGCAATGCCCCGGATCAGACTTGGGGATAAGCTGGCCCGGTTCAAGAGCCTGACCAAATCCGAGGTTCAGGAAGTCAAGGATGAATCTATCCGTGATACCCTGATTGACCTTGCCAATTACGCCATTATGACGGTTCTTGAACTGGACGATCTGAAAGCGGAGGAACACGCCGATGAACGCTAACCGTTATATGCGGGATTCCTTGCGAACCGCTGACCGTTCCAACATGGATCGGCTGAAGCTGGAATGTGCCTTGGGCCTTTGCGGTGAAGCCGGTGAAGTGGCCGAACAGGTGAAGAAACATTTCTTCCACGGCCATGAACTGGACAAGCGCCACATGATTGAAGAACTTGGTGATGTGGCTTGGTATTTGGCCGTTTTGTGTGATGCCATTGGTTCTGACCTTGATACGGTCATGGAAGAAAACTTGAAAAAGCTGGAACAGCGTTACCCTGAAGGGTTCGATCCTTACCGGTCACAGCACCGGAATGAATTGGGAGGTTGAAGAAAATGAAAATTATCAAGCCTGATGTGCAGTTCATCACCCCGATTGATGGGGCCACCATCCTGAAGCGGTTGGAACAATGTGGCCGTGTCTGCTACAAGTCCGAGGACAAAATCACGGAAGGTTCCGCTGAAAAGTTCGTTGCCGGGATCATCAAGCGTGGGCATGAAGCGGTTCTGGAACATTGTTCCTTCACGGTGAAGTTCATTTGTGATCGTGGGGTTTCCCATGAAATTGTTCGGCACCGGCTGGCGGCGTATTGCCAAGAATCCACCCGATACTGCAACTATTCCAAGGAAGGCTTTGGTTCTGAAATCACCGTGATCAAGCCTTGTTTTTGGGATGAAAACACCTTGGGCGAGAAGGTGAAAATGGATTGTTGGAGAATTGCCATGCGGGATGCTGAAGATGCCTATTTTGCCTTGCTGGATGAAGGCTGTTCCCCGCAAGAAGCCCGTTCTGTTCTGCCTAACAGCCTGAAAACGGAAGTGGTCATGACGGCCAACATTCGTGAATGGCGGCATTTCCTGAAGTTGCGCTGTTCACCCGCCGCACATCCGCAGATGCGGGAAGTGGCCCTGATCCTGTTGGACAAGGTTCACGCCCTGATTCCGGTTTGCTTCGATGATATTTGGAGTGAATACCATGCCGATGTTTAAGAAGTCCGGTGGTAAAATTTTCGCCGTTCAGTTCAACAAAGCTGAAGAACGGGCCTTGGATCAGGAAATCAAGAAACAGATTGTGGAAAATGATCGGGCCTTTGACATGGACAAAGAATCATCCATCCTGTGGATGCTTCACACCCAATTTGGCTTTGGCCCCAAGCGCCTGAAGCTGGCATGGAAGCTGTTCTATGCCGAAACCTTGAAGCTACGGGAATATTACCTGATGGATCAGGAAGATGATGGGTGGCTGGCCCGTAAAAAGTTGAAGGACTTTGGGTGTGACATTGAAGAATGGTACAGAGAAGAAGGAGGGAAAACCGATGCCTAAACCTTGGGAAAATGCTGAAGGGTATCACGATCCGACAGCCTACCACGGCACAAAGAATATCATCCGTGACGAGGATGAACAGCAGAAGCGGGTGAACACCCTGATCTTCGTCCTGAAGTACATCACCCGTTTGGCGGGGTTTGAACTTCTGAACCGTATTGAAATCAAAGACCGTAAGACTGGGAGGGAATACAGATGATGAATAAGCCTTGCCCTTTCTGTGGCGGGGAACCCTTTTTCATGGATAATGATGGGTGGTATTGGGTTCGTTGCAGAAAATGTGGGGTTGAAACACCCGGATCAGATATAAAAGAAATAGCGGAAAATCAATGGAATAGGCGGGTGAAACACCGATGAAGAAAATGCTGGTGGTGCTGACCCTTGTGCTGTTGCTTATGGCCGTGGCCGAGTATTTCAGCATTGATCCCGTTTGGTTCCTGATTGTCTGGTATCTTTCAGACAATATTTCCGCCTGAACAGGTGCTTCTTCAGTAGGGGTTGGAACAGCGTGTGGAACAGGTATGGAATAGATGGTTTTTCTATATCTGTTCCGCACGAAAAACCTTGATTTTCAAGACTTTTTCAGTTGTTTTCAGAGAACGGAACAGATGGAACAGATGTAAATATACTTTCTTCTTATAAAGAAAAAAATATATAAGAAATGTGTATATAAGAAACTGCCCGTTTTATCTGTTCCATGCGTTCCAAACCCTTGAAACCCCTTGATTTTTCGGCATTTATCCACGGTACAGATGCAATGAAAACGGAACAGACTACCCCAGAAAGGATGTGTTACATAGTGAATGACAAAGACCTTTCCCAACAGGCCAAAGAATACTTTGCCCAAATCAGGAAAACGGATCGTTTGATCAATCGGCTTGATAGCACCATTGCAACCTTGCGTTCCAGCTTGACTTCTACCGGAAGCCAACTGAAACAGGACAAGGTTCAGACTTCAGGCCCCAAGAATACCCTTGAAGAAACCATCACCAAGATTATTGATCTTGAAGCCAAGATCAATGCCCGGATTGATGAACTTGTGAGCATGAAACAGGAAGCGTTCACCATGATCAACCGGATTCCTGACCTTGATCAGCAAAATATTCTGATCGGGCGCTATATTCAGTTGAAAAAATGGGAAGATATTTCTGAAGAACTGAATTATTCTATGCAATGGGTTTTTGAACTTCACGGAAAAGGTTTACTTGCTTTTGCCAAGGCAAACAGCGACTTTCTAAACAACCGAGAAAACCAGAGTGCCACCGGTTCCAAACAGAGTAAAGAATCGGTAGAATAGTAAATAAGAAATTGCGCCTACGGGAAACCGGGGGCGCTTTTTCTATGCCTGATGAAAGGGGTGATCTGTGATGGCGAAAGGCAAATATGAACAATGGCTGACCGAGGAAGGTTTGCTTCAGCTTGAAGCGTGGGCAAGAAACGGCCTGACGGATGAACAGATTGCCGCTAATATCGGTTGTGCGTGTTCTACCCTTTATGACTGGAAGGGTAAATATTCGGAGATTTCGGAGGCCCTAAAAAGGGGTAAAGACATTGTTGACATTCAGGTTGAAAATGCTTTGCTGAAAAGGGCCTTGGGATATACTTACATCGAAACTACCCAAGAACGGGTTGACGATTATGACCCACACACCGGCTTGAAAACTGGTTCCCACATGGAAGTGACAAAGACTGTGACCAAGGAAGTTCAGCCTGACACCACGGCCCAAATCTTCTGGTTGAAGAACCGGAAGCCTGACACTTGGAGAGATAAGCGGGATGTTGGTATTGAAGGCACCTTGAACACCAACAATCCTTTTGCTGATCTGTCCACCGAGGATTTGAAGAAGTTGATAAACCATGATTGATCCCGTCATTGTACAAGGGGCCAAATGCGAATTGGCAAGGCGTGAGTTCTTCTATTATTGCCAAGTGAAGGCCCCTGACTTTTACAAAGAAGATCGGGCCTTTTTAGTTGACTTCTGTGAACAGCTTCAGGATTTCTATTTTTCTGATGATAAGGTTCTTGTGGTCAACCTTCCGCCCCGGCACGGTAAATCAAGAACCATCGGTTGTTTTGTTGAATGGGTTTTGGGCAAGAATCAGGCCGAAAAAATCATGACCGGTTCTTACAACGAAACACTTTCCACCACCTTTTCAAAGGGTGTCAGAAACACCATTTCTGAAGTCAAAGCCGATAAAAACAAAATTGTTTATAGTGACATTTTCCCCGGCGTTGAGATCAAACGGGGTGATGGTGCTATGAATATGTGGAGCCTTACCACAGGTTACAACAACTATTTGGCAACTTCCCCCACAGGTACGGCCACAGGCTTTGGCGCTTCTATCATGATTATTGACGATCTGATCAAATCAGCAATGGAAGCGAACAACGCCAACACCCTTGAACAGCATTGGACATGGTTCACAGATACAATGCTTTCCCGACTGGAAGAAGGCGGGAAAATCATCATCGTTATGACCCGTTGGCATAGCCTTGATCTGGCCGGTAGAATTATTGACCACTACAAGAGCAAAGGCCAACCGGCGAAAACCGTTATTTACAAAGCGGTTCAGGATGATGGTTCTATGCTTTGCCCGGAAATCCTGTCCAAAGAAAGCTATGAAGAAAAAACCCAACTGATGGGCTTGGACATTGCTTCCGCCAACTACCAGCAACAGCCCATTGATATTAAAGGGCGGCTTTATACCAGTTTCAAAACCTATTCCGAACTTCCCAAAGATGCCAATGGGAAGCTGGTGTTCAGTAAAATTCAGAACTACACCGATACAGCAGACACCGGTGATGATTACCTTTGCAGTATCAACTACGGTGTATATAACGGTGAAGCCTATGTTCTGGATGTGCTTTATACCAAGGAAGGCATGGAGATCACCGAACCGGCTACGGCCAAAATGCTTTATGATGGTAAGGTGAATGTGGCTGATATTGAAAGCAATAACGGCGGCAGAGGATTCAGCCGAAATGTTGAACGGGAACTTCGGGAAAGGTATCAATCTACCCGGTGCATTATGCGACCTTTCCACCAATCTGAAAACAAGATTGCCCGTATTCTTTCAAACAGCACATGGATCATGAACCATCTTTATTTCCCGGTGAACTGGAAAGACCGTTGGCCTGACTACTATGAAGCCATGAACCGTTACCAGAAAGAAGGCAAAAACGCCCATGACGATGCACCGGACGCAACCACCGGTATTGCTGAAAAGGTGGGCGGTGGCCCGGTGTTCAGCTTCGACTAACAACATGATAGTAACAAAATCCCCCGGAAATCGTGTGTTTCCGGGGGATTGCAATTATTAAGCAATGAAGAAAGGCGGTGAAAGCCCGTGTTTGAACAGAAGTACATTCTGAACAAGATTGAACAATGGGCTGAACGCCTTCCATATAAAACTTTGAAGATTGAAGTGGAACTTCCCAATCAGTCTTTGGTTTTAGAGAAAACCCGAAACAGGCCGGTGGGTTTTGCCCCCCCCCGATGGTGAAAGGAAAGGGTGATTGAATATGTTTCTGGATAACGCTATGGAGCGTATCAACCGCCTGATCCTTCAGGGTGGGCGAAACGGCATGACTAAACTTCAGTTTTACGCCGCTGAAATCCGTGAATGGAAGAACAGCCTGAAGCGCATGGATCAGATTAAAGGCGCTGACTACTATGAAGGCCGTCATGACATTCTTCAGCGTCAGCGCACAATCATTGGTGAAAACGGTCAACTTCAGGTGGTGACGAACCTTCCGAACAACCGCCTGATTGATAACCAATATGCCCTGATGGTGGATCAGAAAACCAACTACCTTGTGGGCAAGCCCTTCACCCTGAACTGTCAGGATAAGGGTTACACGGATGCTTTGGGCAAGGTTTTCAACAAACGGTTTTACCGGCTTCTGAAATATGTTTGTGAAGATGCCCTGAACGGTGGCCTTGGCTGGATTTACCCCTATTACAATGAAGCTGGTGAACTGACCTTCAAGCATTTCCCGGCCTATGACATTCTTCCTTTTTGGGCTGACGATGATCACACCATCCTTGATTGTGCGATTCGTTACTACACCCAAGAAGTGTGGAACGGCTACCAGAAGGAAAAGGTAGAGAAGGTGGAAATCTTCAAAGCCGATGGCATTTACCGGTATATCTATCAAAATGATATGCTGATTGCCGATGTGGAAGCCGGTGAACACGAAAACTATTTCATGGTTGAGGAAGAAGGCCAAGAACCCAAGGGGTTCAACTGGACAAGGATTCCGCTGGTTCCCTTCAAGTATAACAAACAGGAAATCCCCCTGATCCGCCGTGTGAAAACCCTTCAGGACGGAATCAACACCATGATTTCCGACTTTGAAAACACTATGCAAGAGGACGCACGGAACACCATTCTGGTTCTGAAGAACTATGATGGTGAAAATCTTGGTGAGTTCCGCCACAACCTTTCCACCTATGGAGCCGTGAAGGTTCGTGAGGATGGCGGGGTTGAAACCCTTCAGGTTGAAATCAATGCAGAGAACTACAAGGGCATTTTGGAACTTCTGAAGAAGTCCTTGATTGAAAATGCCCGTGGTTACGATGCCAAGGATGATCGTTTGAGTGGCAACCCCAATCAAATGAACATTCAATCCATGTATTCTGACATTGACCTTGACGCAAACGGCATGGAAACCGAGTTCCAAGCGGCCTTTGAAGAACTGTTGTGGTTCATCAATCAGGATTTCAGCAACAGGGGCTTGGGCGATTATGAAGGCGCTGAACTTCAGATCGTGTTCAACCGTGACATTCTAATCAATGAAACGGAATCCATTGAAAACTGTTCCAAGTCCGCTGGTATTCTGTCCACGGAAACTATTGTGGAACAGCACCCGTGGGTTACGGATGTTGAAGTGGAGCTGGCCCGGTTGCGTAAGGAAAAGGATGAAGCAATGGAACAAGCACAGGAATACGCCGGGGCCTTCCAGACCGGCAACCAGAACAAAGGTGACAATGGCGAGGGTGAATAACCCCCGCCGTTTCACAATATATGCCGGGGCAGACCTTGAGTGTGGCGGGGTGCTATTACTCCTACCCGCCAAAGGGTGAAATTCCCTTCCCCGGCCCATCATGGCCCGTTAGTCAAGTGGTTAAGACACCGCCCTTTCACGGCGGTAACGCCGGTTCGATCCCGGCACGGGCGACCATGCTTCCCTGTTGGACTTGGCTGAAAATGCTTGCGGGGCCTTCAGCCCTGATGGGGAAGTCTTATTTGCTGAAGTGGATGGAATAGGCAGACACGGCGGATTCAAAATCCGTTGCCGCAAGGCGTGTGGGTTCAAATCCCACCTTCAGCACCATTTTTCAGGATTGGAGGAACGGCCCATGAGAAATGCGGATTATTGGCGTGGGCGGTTTTCCATCTTGGAGGACAGCGCCCACAGAGAAGCCCAAAAGACCATTCAGGACATGGAAGAACTGTATCTGGATGCACAGCGTTCCGTTCAGAAGGAAATTGAAAGCTGGTATGCCCGTTTTGCGGTGAACAACCAAATCAGCCTGACCGATGCCCGGAAATGGCTGACCGCTGGACAGCTTGAAGAATTTCATTGGAGCGTTGAACAGTATATCAAGATCGGTGAACAGGCCGGGTTGGATGCGGCATGGCTGAAGAAGCTGGAAAATGCGTCCGCCCGGTTCCACATTTCCCGCCTTGAAGCTGTTCAGACAGGTATTCAGCAACAGCTTGAATTGCTATATGGCAATCAGGTTGATAGTCTGGATGCCCTGTTGAAGAAGGTTGTGGGCAATGGTTACACCCATACGGCCTTTGAGGTTCAGAAGGGCGTGGGCCTTGGTTGGGATATTACCGGGCTGGATCAGAAGAAACTTGAAACATTGCTTTCAAAGCCTTGGACAACGGACGGGCGAACCTTCCGGGATCGCTGTTGGTTGAACAAGAATGATCTGGTGGGTTCGGTTAGCAAGAGCCTGACGCAAGGGCTTCTTCGGGGTGATTCCCCGGCCAAGATCACCACGGTCATTCAGAAGCAGTTCGGGGTTCATCGGTATAAGGCGGGGCGGTTGGTCAACACCGAAACCACCTATTTCAACGCCGTTGCCACAAAGGAATGTTACAAGGATTTGGATGTTGAAATGGTGGAAATCATTGAAACGCTGGATTCCCATACCTGTTCCATTTGTGGTGGGCTTGATGGTAAGGTGATCCCTATTTCCCAATATGAACCCGGCGTGACTGTGCCGCCGTTCCACCCCAACTGTCGAGGAACTACGGCCCCGGCCATTGATCCCAAGTATGCCGGTGAAAGAGCCGCCCGGAACGCTGATGGGGATGTGTACTATGTTCCCGCCAACATGAAATATGCTGATTGGGTTCAGACCTTCGTGAACGGTGGTTCCAAGGCTGGCTTGACCGTTGCAACCGGGGCCGGTGTTGCCAAAACGCTTCGTGACTACAACACCGAGTTTGGAAAGAAGTTCGGCAAAGACCATTATGATCAGATTCGTGACCGTGTGGACGCTTGCCAAAGCCCTGACCTTCAGGCCGCTTGGGATAAGTATGAAACCCAAATCAAGGTTGCAAAGGCGAACCATCAAGGCGGTGCATACTGTCAGGGCAATAGCATTTATGTGAATATTGACGCTGACGGGAAGGGCCGTTCTTGGAGCGCCCCTTATGCCACCACTTTCCATGAAAGCGGCCATGCCATTGATGGCCTTGCGGCACAGCTTGGAACCCCGAATGGGCAATGGCATTTTTCTTCTACTTACAAGGGCGGGGCTTTTCCACAAACCATCAAGGATGAAGTGAATGATTGGGTGGATCGGGTTCTTGCTGACATGAAGGCCCATAAAGATGATTTCCCGTATTGGGTACAAAAAGGCTGGATGTCGCAAAACACCGCTGATTTCTACATCAAGTATGGTGGATTCAAGGTTAAAAAATCCTATGCTTATGCCGCTGTTCAAGCGGAAGTGAAGGCATTGACCCCATTGCAGTACGGTGATCTTTCTGATATATTGGAAGGGGCCACCCGTGGAAAAATCCGCTGTGGCATTGGTCATGGTGGTGGTTCCTACTGGACAACCCGAACTTACAACGGGATTGATTGGGGCCTTGGAACTGAAGCCTTTGCGGAAATGACTTCCGCAACCATGACTTCCCCGGAAAGTTTGGCAACCATCAAGAAATATCTTCCCAAGTCCTATGCCATGTATGAAGATATGTTGAAGGTGATTGCAAATCAGCCGTGAAAGGGGTGTTGAAAAATGGCTGAACTGATTGAACAGTATCTTGAACGATTCCATGAGAACTTCTCCCTGTTCGCTCTGATGGGTGTCGAGGAAGCGGAAGTGGAAGCCATTATTCAGGATTGTTTGGATAAGGGAACCCCTTACCGGCCACCTGAACTGGATGAAAAATCCCTATATTGATGATCTGACCACCCCGGCCTTCTGGCCGGTGGTGGTTTTTTCATACCATTTTCGCCGTTTCCCGGTGGTGGGCGGTAAACAGAACCGGAAAAATCGTGGTTCCTAACCCACGGTAAAAAAGGATTTTGGAGGTAACAACAATGACTAAAGAAAAGCTGTTGGAATGGGGCCTGACTGAAGAACAGGCCACAAAGGTTATGGAGGGCTTGAACGGTTCCTTCGTCACCAAGGCCCGGTTCAATGAGGTCAACACCGAACTGACCACCGCCAAGAACACCATCAAAGAGCGTGACACCCAGCTTGAAACGCTGAAGAAGGCTTCTGGTGACACCAAGGCCCTTCAGGATCAGATCACACAGCTTCAGGCCGATAACAAGAAGAAGGACACGGATCACGCCGCTGAACTGAAGAATCTGAAAATCAGCAATGCGGTTGAACTGGCCCTGACCGGCGCAAAGGCCAAGAACAACACCGCTGTTAAGGCGCTGTTGGTTGATTTCATCGGTAAGGCTGAATTGGCGGAGGATGGAACCGTCAAGGGCCTTGATGATGAAGTCAAGAAGCTGGTGGAAGGCAAGGACACGGCTTTTCTTTTTGAGAAGTCCACCGGCACCAAGTTCAAGGGGGCCAAATCCGCTGAAAAGGGTGATGGCGCTGAAGGCGGCATGACCCTTGAAAAGCTGAAGGCCATGAACCCCTTGGATCGCTACAACTATTCCGTCAACCATCCTGACGAATACAAAGAACTTTATGGAGGTAATGAGTAATGGCAAACACTTGCTACGATAACTTTTTCCTGTCCAACGAAATTGAAGATCAGTACCAGAGCCACCTTGATCTTCAGCAGTTTTGCACCGTGGACAACAACCTGACCGGCGTTGCTGGCATGGTTCGCAAGATTCACAAGTACAAGGCCACCGATGGCACCGAGAAGCTGACCATGGGCAACGGCAACACCAAGACCATTGAAGCCGGTTACACCGAGAAGGAATACCGGATTCAGATGGCCCAGAACCGCTTCCAGTATTATGACGAGGAAGCCATGACCGATCCCATGGTGATCACCACCGGCACCCGTCACGCTGGTACGGATATGTTCAACACCGTGACCGCTGACATTTTCGGCGCTTTCAACGAGGCCACCAAGACCATCGTGACCACCGCCCTTGGCTTTGATGCCTTTGTGGATGGTGCGGCCATGCTGAATCTGGAAAACCTTGAAGGCGTGACCATCTTCGGCTTCGTCAACCCCGCTGATATGGCGAAACTTCGTAAGGCCCTGAAGGACGATCTGAAGTATGTGGAAGCATACGCCAAGCAGGGCTATGTTGGCACCGTGGGCGGTATCAACATCTACACCAAGAAGAACGCCGAAACCGGCAAGGTGGTCATTGCCACCAAGGAAGCTGTTACCCTGTTCAACAAGAAGGGTACGGAAGTGGAACAGGAGCGTGAAGGCAACATCCGCCGCAACACGGTTTATTCCCGCAAGTATTACCTTGCGGCCATGACCAATGAAGCCAAGGCGGTGAAGATCATCACCGGTTCCGCCGCTGTCACCGCTGACACCACGGTTTCCAGCGACAAGACCTATTACGCCGCTTCCGGTATCGGCTATGTGAAGGTCACGCCCGGTTCCAGTGACAACCCCAAGACCAAGGGTTGGTACGAAATCACGGCGGCGTAAGAAAGGCGGTGAACCCCGTTGCGTGATAAAGCGGTTGCAATGCTAACGGCCCTTGGCGTGGCGGGGGCCGCTGATGATCCGTTGTTGGATATGGTTTTGACCAATGTTCAATGGCGGATCAAAAATCTTTCCAACCTTTCCGAAATCCCGGAGGGGTTGGAAAGTCTGGCCGTTTCTATGGCCGTGGGCGAATACCTGAACATGAAGAAGTGTTCTGGACAGCTTGAAGGGTTTGATTTGGATGCGGCGGTGAAATCCATTCAGGAAGGTGACACCAACATTACCTTTGCCCTTGGTGAAGGTAGTTCAACCCCTGAACAGAGGTTGAACAGCCTGATTGATTATCTGATCAACGGGCGCATTGGTGAAATCTACCGTTATAGGCGGTTGGTATGGTAAATAAGGCCGTGCGAACCGCCTTGGAACGGTTGTGGAAAGATCGGTGTTCTATCTTCATCCGTGAAGAAGTCACCGATCCTGTCACCCACCTGACGGATTCTGAAGAAAAGCCGCTTCTTCAGGATCAGCCGTGCAAGCTGTCTTTTGAAACATTAACTTCAACCAATGGGGATGAAGTGGCAACCGCCCAACAGGTGGTGAAGCTGTTCCTTTCCCCGGATGTGAAGGTTCCCGCAGGATGCAAGATCATTGTCACCCGGCCAAACGATGTGGAACGAACCTTCACCTATTCCCGTTCCGGTGAACCGGGTGTTTTCTCCAACCATCAAGAAATCATGCTTGAACCCTTCAGGGGGTGGGTCTGATGGGAAGATGGGGCCGATGTGATTACCGGGAATTGAAGAAGCTGGATGAACGCCTTCAACAGCTTTCGGAAGTTGACATGGATCGGCTTTGCCGGGATGCCGCCAAGAAGGTTGCCCAAATCCTTCTGAACAAGGTGAAGAAAAGAACCCCGGTTGGCGTGGTTCCGTCCTATGCCACGGATGAAGCCAAGCAGGAATATTGGGCCGGTTACAGCGGGGGTTCCTTGCGTGATGCGTGGACGATCCTTCCCATTGAAAAACATGGGGATCAGTACACCGTGACCATCATCAACAATTTGGAATATGCGTCCTATGTGGAATACGGCCACCGGCAAACACCGGGGCGCTATGTTCCCGCCTTGGGAAAGACGCTGAAGGCAAGTTGGGTGAAGGGGCGGTTCATGCTGACGATTTCCGAACAGGAAGTGAAAACCTTGGCCCCGTCCATTCTGAATGATATGTTGTATGACGCTTTGAAGGGGGTGTTCAGTTGATCAATGAAATCATCAAAGGTGTTTCCATGAAGCTGAACGCCACCTTTGGAGCCGGGTACAAAATCTATCAGAATGATGTGGAACAGGGCTTCAAGGAACCCTGTTTTTTCATTGCTGTCCTGAAGCCTGACATTTCCCCGTTGCAGAAGAACCGATTCATGAACCGGAACCCGCTGGATGTTCACTATTTCCCAACCAGCGGGAGAAACAACGCTGAATTGTTCACTATGGCCGGGGATTTGATGGAATGTTTGGAGTTCATCACCCTTCCCAATGGGGATGTGCTTCACGGAACTTCCATGAGTTATGAAGTGCAAGACGGGGTTCTTCACTTCTTCGTGAACTACAATTTGACACTTCGCAGAGAAACCGAGGAAACCGCAATGGAAACCTTGGAAACTACTGTGGAGCCAAAGAAAGGGTGATTGAATGGCTACCAGAAAGAAAGCCGCCACCGCACAGGAACCGACCATCACGGCCCCGGTGGTATTCCCCAAAGAACGGGTGTTGACCTTCAGGCGTTACGCTGACCGGCGTGATCTCCTGTCTGTCCTTTTGGAAGATGGGAAGGAATACACCTTCGATCAGATTGATGGGCTGATCAAAGATTTTTATGAAAGGTAAGGTGAACTAATATGGCCCTTGGCGGCGGCACCTTCTTGGTGCAGAACAAGGTTCTGCCCGGTGCATATATCAACTTCATTTCTGTGGCGCAGGCAAGCGCCACCCTTTCTGACCGTGGCATTGTCACCATCCCCCTTGCCATGAATTGGGGGCCTGAAGGCAAGATTTTCACGGTGGAACAGGCTGACTTCATCAAGAACAGTCAGAAGATTTTCGGCTATGCGTACACGGCGGATGAACTGAAGCCCATGCGTGAAATCTTCCTTCACGCCAAGACCGTTCATTTCTTCCGCCTTGGTTCCAGCGGCGTGAAAGCGTCCAACACCTACGCAACGGCCAAATACCCCGGCACCCGTGGCAATGATCTTCGGGTTGTGATCACGGCCAATGAAAACAGCACCGAACAGAAGCCCCTGTTCGATGTGGAAACCTTCTTGGGAACCGTTCAGGTTGATCTTCAGGAAGGTGTGGCCGCTATCACCGGCCTGAAGGCCAATGACTATCTGGATTGGAAGTCCAGCGGAACCCTTTCCTTGACCGCTTCCTTGCCCCTGACGGGCGGCACCAATGGCACCGTGGCCGATTCCGACTATCAGACCTATCTTGATCAGGCGGAAGCGTACACCTTCAACGCTATGGGTTGCACCGAGAGCAAGGCCACCATCACCGCCCTGTTTGCGGCTTTCGCAAAGCGTATGCGTGATGATGTGGGCAAGAAGTTTCAGGTGGTTCTTTTCCGCAAGCTGGCCGACTATGAAGGCGTTGTGAGCGTCAAGAACGGCCTGACTTCCGACAAGACTTCCACCGCCCTGATCCCTTGGGTTACGGGTGTGATCGGCGGCACGGCGGTCAATAAGAGCGCCACCAACATGACCTATGATGGTGAATACGATGTGGACACCGATTTCACGCAGACCCAGCTTGAAAACGGGATCAGGGAAGGTTCCTTCATGTTCCATCGTGTGGATGAAGCGGTGTGTGTCCTGACCGACATTAACAGCTTCATTTCCATCACGGATGAAAAGTCCAGCGACTTTTCCAGCAACCAGACGATCCGAGTTTTGGATCAGATCGCCAATGATATTGCCGTTCTGTTCGGCAAGAAGTATCTTGGCAAGGTTCCCAATGATGCCGCTGGCCGGATTTCCCTTTGGAACGATATTGTGAAGCACCACACGGAACTTCAGGATATTCGGGCCATTGAGAACTTCAGCGGCGAAAATGTGACGGTTGAAAAGGGCGATACCAAGAAATCCGTGGTGGTTACTGACTATGTGACCCCCGTGAACGCTATGGAACAGCTTTATATGACCGTCTATGTTCAGTAAGGAGGTACAACCATCATGGCAGATAGAACCATCATGAACGCCAAGGATGCTGTTTCCGCTTCCTTGGCTGAATGTTTCGTGACCATCGGGGATAACCGTTACAACTTCATGCAGGCTATCAACCTTGAAGCCAACTTTGAGAAGAACAAAACGGAAGTTCCCATTTTGGGCAAGACCGGCAAGGGCAATAAGGCCACCGGCTGGAAGGGTACGGGTTCCGCCACCTTCCACTATAACACTTCCATCTTCCGTGAGCTGATGAAGCGTTATAAGGACACCGGCGAGGATGTCTATTTTGACATTCAGGTGACAAATGAAGATCCCACTTCTTCTGTGGGCCGTCAGACCGTGATCCTGAAGGATTGCAATATGGACGGCGGCTTGCTTGCCAAGTTTGACGCTGATGCGGAATACTTGGATGAAGATATGGACTTCACCTTTGAAGATTTCGAGATGCCCGAAACCTTCAGCCTTTTGGCCGGTATGCAGTAAGCAGAGCGCCCCGGCCTTACTTCGGTAGGGGCCGGGGCCTTTTTTCGTATCAAAATATAGGAGGAAAAAACAATGAGCCTGTCCGCTTTTTTGGCTGAAAACGCCGTTCCCGTTGAGAACATCAAGTTTGTTGCTTCCAAACGCTTCTTGGGTGAGGATGGCAACCCCATTCCTTGGGAGATCAAGACCATCACCGGCACCGAGGATGAAGCCCTTCGGAAGTCCTGTGCCAAGCGTGTTCCGGTTCCCGGCAAGAAGAACCAGTATCAGAAGGAAACCGACTATGATCTTTACCTTGGCAAGCTGGCCGTGGCTTGTACCGTGTTCCCCAATCTGAATGATAAGGAACTTCAGGACAGCTACAAGGTCATGGGCGCTGATGCCCTTCTGAAAACCATGCTGACCCCCGGCGAATATGCCGAATACCTGACCAAGATTCAGGAAGTGTGTGGTTTTGATACCACCATGCAGGATGAGGTTGATGAAGCAAAAAACTGATCTGTGAAGGTGATGGTGAAGCCAACATTGCTTACTATTGCCTTCACGAACTTCATTTAACACCTTCCGCCTTCTATGCTTTGCCCCGGCGTGAACGGGCCTTCATCATTGCGGCCATTGATGTTCGGGTGGAAGCTGAAAAGAAGAAGCAGAAGGAAATTGAACGCAAACAGCGCCGGGGCCGACACCATTAAGGCCCCGGCTATTCTCCAAGAAAGGTGGTGATCCCTGTGGGAACTATCCGAACCGCTATTGCCCTTTATGATGGTGTTACCAGCCCCCTTCAGAGTATGCACAAGGCTATGGGTGTTGTGCTGAACACCTTTGAATCCATGCAACAGGCTTCCGGTAGAGCCGTTGACACGGCGGCAATCCGGGAAGCCCGTGAAGAATGGGCGAAAGCGGGAACCGCCTTTGATGCCATTGAAGAAAATATCAGGAACGCCAATAATGAACAGCAAAAGTTCAATAATTCCATCCGTGGGGGTAGCAATTCCGCCAACGGGCTTCTGTCCATCATCAAGAAAGTTGCCATTGCCGCTGGTGGTATCGCCGGGATCAATAAGGTGCTGAACATTTCGGATGAATTGGCAAGCACCAAAGCCCGATTGAATTTGCTTGTGGATGATGGCGGTTCCGTTGAAGCCTTGGAACAGAAGATCATGGCTTCCGCCCAGCGTTCCCGATCCGCTTATTTTGACACCGCTTCCGCCGTTGCGAAACTTGGCCTGAACGCCGGTAACGCCTTCGGTGGCAATATGGATCAGGTCATTGCCTTCATGGAACAGGTGAACAAACAGTTTGTTATTGGCGGTGCTACGGCCCAAGAGCAGAGCAACGCCATGATCCAGCTTACACAGGCAATGGCGGCGGGTGCGCTTCGTGGTGAAGAACTGAACTCTATTCTGGACGGTGCGCCGGGTATCGCAAGAGCCATTGAAAAGTATATGGGGATTGCGGAAGGTTCCATTAAGACGGTTGCACAGGAAGGCAAGGTAACGGCTGAAGTGGTGAAGAACGCCATGTTTGCTATGGCGGACGAAACCAACGCAAAGTTCGATTCCATGCCCAAGACTTGGGCGCAGATTTGGGTTGATATGAAGAATCAGGCCCTTTCTATGTTTGCCCCGATCCTGACCAAAATCAACCAAATTGGAAACAGCACCAAGTTCCAGAAAGTGACCACCGGCCTGATCAATGGCCTTGCCGCTGTTGCGAACGTGGCTTCTTCGGCGCTGGATATTCTGATTGCCATTGCTTCTGTGTTCGTGGATAATTGGGGGATCATTCAGCCCCTTGTTTTGGGGATTGCGGCGGCAATGCTGTTGTATAACGGCTATCTGATTGCCAACAATGCAATCACCGCTATCAGCAATGCACAGAAGGGCCTTGCGGCGGTTCAGGCGTACAAAGCCGCCGTTGCAAACACTACCCTTGCCGCTACCGAGAAGGCGGAAGCAATGGCAAAGGCAAGCGCCACAGCCGCCCAATACGGCTTCAATGCCGCTTTGCTGGCCTGTCCGCTGACTTGGATTCTGTTGATCATCATTGCCGTGATTGCGGCCATTTATATGATTGTGGCGGCAATCAATAAGCTGACCGGTTCCACCATTTCCGCAACTGGAATTATCTGTGGTGTGGTAGCCGTGGCCGGTGCATTTGTGCTGAACTGTGCCATTGGCGTTTTGAACGCTATCATTCAGGCCATTTGGACAATCTTTGTGGCCCCGTTCCTTGGAATCGTGGAATGGATTCTGAATGTGTGCAACGGCGGCTTCAACAGCTTTGGTGATGCCGTGGCAAACCTGATCGGTCAAATCATCGGGTGGTTCCTGAACCTTGGTAAAGTTGTAACCACCATCATTGATGCTATTTTTGGAACTGACTGGACTTCTGGCCTTGAAAGCCTTCAAAGTGCGGTTACTTCTTGGGGCAAAAATGAAAACGCAATCACCTTGGACAAAAACGCCCCCACCATCGACTATAGGGCCACCTATTCCGGGGCTTGGGATGCCGGGTATGACTTCGGCCAAGGGATTGATGATAAGATTGGCGGAATGTTTGATGCTTCCGGTTTGGATTCTATGGGGGCTTTCGATTTGAGCAACACCCTTGATGGAATCTATGGAAACACCGGTGACACCGCCGCCAACACAGCGGCCACCGCTGATGCCTTGGATATTGCTGAAGAAGATTTGGCCTATCTTCGTGACATTGCGGAGCGTGAAGCAATCAACCGGTTCACTACCGCTGAAATCAAGGTTGAACAGCACAATGAAAACCACATTTCCAAAGATGCTGATTTGGATGGGATCATGGATGCTTGGGCCAATGACTTTGCTGAAAAGCTGGAAGTTTCTGAAGAAGGGGTGCATGAGTAATGGCGTATAAACTGTATATGGCGGGAACGCTTATGCCCATCACCCCTTCCAAGGTGACGGTGAAGATCAACAACCAGAATAAGACCATGACCCTGATCAACGGGGAAGAAATCAATATCCTGAAGGCCGCTGGCCTTTCGGATGTGTCCTTTGAATTGGTTCTTCCCCAAGTGTCCTATCCCTTCAGCAACGGTGGGGCGCAAAGCGCCGCCTATTACCTATCCTTGTTTGAACGGCTGAAGGTGAGCAAGACCCCGTTCCAATTCATCCTGAACCGGCAGAAGCCCGGTGGCGGGATGTTCCATTACACCAATTTGACCGTTGGCCTTGAAACCTATGAAATCACCGATGATGCCGGTGAAGGCTTTGATGTGAAGGTGAAGATCAACCTGAAACAGTACAGAGCCTATGGCACCAAGACCGTGGCCGTGCAACCGGCCAAGACTTCCGGGGGAACCGCCACCGCAACGGTTAAGGCGGCACCCCGGCCCACCACAACGGCCCCGAAAGCCGCCACCTATACGGTGAAATCTGGTGATTGCCTTTGGAACATTGCCAAGAAGCAGTTGGGCAACGGGGCCGATTACACGAAAATCTATAATCTGAACAAGGACAAAATCAAGAACCCGAACCTGATCTATCCCGGTCAGGTTCTTACTTTGCCTTCCTGAAAGGGGTGATTCCGTTTGGCAGTTGAATTGTTCATCCAGCATAACAGCACCATTCAATTCCCCGTTGTCGAGGAAGGCGCAAAGTTGACCTTGGAACGCAAGGGAACCCCCGGCAAGTTAGAGTTCACCGTTGTCAAGGGGCCGGGGCTGAACTTTGCTGAAGGTGATCCGGTGAAGCTGACTGTGAACGGAACCGCCATGTTCTATGGGTTTGTGTTCAAGAAAAAGCGTGACAAGGGCGGCACCATTGATGTTGTGGCCTATGATCAGTTGCGCTATCTGAAGAACAAGGACACCATCACGGAAGAAGGGCTGAAGGCTTCCGACCTTCTGAAGCGCATTGCAACAGATTTCCGGTTGAACCTTGGCACGGTGGAAGATACCGGTTATACCCTTGAAACCATCGTGGAAGAAAACCAAACCCTGTTTGATATGATCCAGAGCGCCCTTGATGAAACCCTGATGAATACCAAACAGCTTTATGTTCTGTATGACGATGCCGGGAAGCTGACCCTGAAGAACATCAATACCATGAAGCTGAACCTTCTGATTGATGAAGAAACCGGGGAAAACTTCAGCTATGAATCCAGTATTGATGAACAGACCTATAACAAGATCAAGCTGGCCTATAACAATGAAAAAACCGGTAAGCGGGAATTGTTCATTGCACAGGACGGGGCGAAAATGAACCAATGGGGTGTTCTTCAATATTTTGAAGAAGTTCAGACCAAAACGGGCGCTTCCGCCAAGGCGGATGCCCTGTTGAAGCTGTACGATCAGAAAACCCGCAAGCTGACCATTCAGAACGCTTTCGGTGATGTGCGGGTTCGTGCTGGAAGCGCCGTGGTGGTGGCCCTGAACCTTGGGGATATTGTCACCAACAATTACATGGTGGTGAACAAAGTCACCCACACCTTCAGGGGTGATGAACACATGATGGAACTTGACCTGATCGGGGGTGAATTTATTGCCTAATCCTGTTGAAGTTGTGAAACGGGCGGCGGTGGAAGCTGTGGAAGCCGGAAAGCCGGTGAACATCCTGTTTGGAACTGTCCTTTCCGCTTCACCCTTGAAAATTCAGGTGGATCAGAAATCCATCTACACTTCTAAAATGCTGATCCTGACCCGGAATGTGACTGATTTTGAAGTTGATATGACGGTAAACCACACCACCGAGGACAAGGGCGGCGGTTCTGGTGCGGCGGCGTATGAAGCCCACAAACACGCCTATGTTGGCAAGAAAACCTTCAAGGTTCACAACGCTTTGAAGGCCGGTGAAAAGGTGCTTCTGATCCGGGTTCAGCAAGGAAAGAAATTCGTGGTCATTGACCGAGTAAAGGGGGCTTGATGATGATTCCGCAAGTGCAGGATGATATTAAACAGGATTTCACCATTGAAACCCTTCCAAGCCGTACTTTCAGGATGAACCACGATAACCTGACCATCATCGGCACCATTGATGAAATCCAAGCCGTGGAACAGGCGGTTTTCCTGATCCTGAACACGGAACGCTATGAATGGTTGATCCATTCTTGGGATTATGGGGTTGAACTTCATAATCTGATCGGAAAAGATGTGGAATATTGTATTCCCGAAATTGAACGCCGGGTTCGTGAAGCCTTGCTTCAGGATGATAGGATCACGGCGGTTCAGAACTTTGAATTTACGGTGAACAAAAAGAAAGTGCTGACTACCTTCACGGTGGTCAGCATTTTTGGTGAAATCAATGCAGAATTGGGGGTTGAAATCTGATGTATGAAGCACAGACCTATGAAGCAATCCTTTCCCGGATGCTTCAGAAGGCGCTTTCCATCAATGGCAATTTGGACACCCGTGAAGGTTCGTTGGTTTGGTGCGGTGACGCCCCCGCCGCCGTGGAATTGCAGAACCTTTATATTGCCCTTGATACGGTGCTGAATGAAACCTTTGCGGACACCGCAACCCGCCCTTATCTCATTTTGAGGGCGGCAGAAAGGGGCCTGAAACCGCAACCGGCAAGCCCCGCCGTGTTGCAGTTGAGCATTACACCAACCACCTTGCACCTTCCCATGAACACCCGCTTTTCCATCGGAGAACTGAACTATTATGTTTCGGCTGACCGTGGAAGTGGTAAGTATGAAATCACCTGTGAAACCGCTGGTGAAGCCGGTAATGACTACACCGGAACGGTGATTCCCATTGAGTATGTGGACGGGCTTGAAACCTGTTCCATTTCCGCCGTGGTGATCCCCGGTGAGGATGAAGAAGATACCGAGGTTTTCAGACAGCGTTACATGGATAGCCTGAACGCCCAAGCCTTCGGCGGCAACCGTGCGGATTATCTGGAAAAGGTGAACGCCATTCCCGGCGTGGGCGGTGTGAAGGTATATCGGGTTTGGAACAGCGATTTGAACCCGGCCAAGCTGATCCCGCCCACGGGAACCGACACTTGGATCAGCGGCCTTTCCGGTGTGTCCGAGGAAATCAAGGCGTGGTTGGATGCCGTGTATGCGGCGGGAGCCAATAGCAAGCTGACCGTGGGCGGAACCGTGAAGCTGGTGATCATCAACAGTTCTTTCAAGAAGCCTTCGGAAACCCTTGTGGGTCAAGTGCAGACCGCAGTTGATCCCCTTCAGAACGCCGGTGAAGGTGTGGGCATTGCCCCCATCGGCCATGTGGTGAGGGTGGAAGGCGTGGGTGAAGATACCATCAACCTTTCCTTCGATTTGTACTATCAGCGGGAATGGAGTTGGGATGATGTTTCCGCCTATGTCACAGAAGCAATCAACGGTTACTTCTTGGAACTGGCCCAAAGTTGGGCAGACCAGAATGAAGCCCTTGTGGTTCGTATCAGTCAGGTGGAAAGCCGCCTGTTGGGGATTACCGGTATTCTGGATATTGCCAACACCAAGATCAACGGTGAAGCGGCGAACTGTACCCTGACCCTTGATCACATCCCGGTTTTGGGAACCATTGAGCCGGGAACCATCGTGATCAACGGATAAGGGGGCCGGGAGCATGGAACGCAAACTGATTGATTATCTTCCCTATGTCATTCGTGATTATGCGGAGTTTCAGGGGATCATGGGGAGCGAACAGCCGGAAATTGAAAAGGCGTGGAACACCACGGATGATCTTCTTGATAACCAGTTCATTCCCACCGCTGGAAATATGGGCCTTTCCCGGTGGGAAAAGATTTTGGGGATCACCCCCAAAGGCACGGACAGTCTTGAAGATCGCCGGTTCCGTATTCTGACCCGGATCAATGAAGAACTTCCGTACACCTTGCCCCAGCTTCGGAACATCCTTGAAACGCTGTGCGGGAAGGGTAACTATTCCGCTGATGTGGAAGAAGGCACCTATCAGCTTCTTGTGAAAATCGGGTTGGCCGCAAAGAACAACTTCAATGATGTTGAATCTTTGCTGAACCGGGTTGTTCCCCAAAACATGGTTGTGACCTTGCTTCAGCTTTATAACACCCATGCGGAACTTGGGCGGTTCACCCATGCCCAGCTTGCCGCCTATACCCATAATCAGTTGAGAAACGAGGTTTTGAAGAATGGCGAATAAAACAACCAACTACAAGCTGACTAAACCCCTTGAATCTGAATTTTATGATGTAGGGGTTCAGAATGAAAACATGGATAAGATTGATACCCAAATGAAGGCCAATGCGGATGCCGTTGAAGCCCTTCAGAAAGGTCAATCCGGGAAGGCTGATCTGGTGGATGGTAAGGTTCCCGCCGAACAGCTTCCCAACATGAACTATGATCCCAAAGGTACGGCCCAAAACAAGGTGAGCGAACACAACCTTGATCAGACCGCCCACCCGTATCTGTTGAACCAGATCGGAACCTGTGTGGAAGCCGCACAGAACGCACAGGATGCCGCAAATGCGGCCTTGGATGCTGTGTCCGGTATCGTCTATACCATCAATGTTCTTCCTTCGCAGAATGGCACCCTGACCTATAACGGACAGGCCCAAAGCCCTTCTTGGAACGCTTATAACCCCGATGCGCTGACCTTGGGCGGCGTGACTACCGGCACCAATGCGGGAACCTACACGGCCACTTTCACCCCCAAGGGGCAGTATAAGTGGGCGGATGGTACGCAGACCGCCAAGGAAGTGACTTGGACGATCAACGCCGCCACCATGACGGTTCCCACGCAGAAGAACAGTCTGACCTATACCGGTTCGGCACAAAGCCCCACTTGGAACAACTATGACAGCGGGAAAATGACGCTTGGAGGAACTACCAGCGGCACGAACGCCGGTTCCTACAATGCCACCTTCACACCGAAAACGAACTACAAGTGGGCTGATGGAAGCACCGGGGCCAAAACGGTTGCTTGGAGCATTGCCAAGGCCGCTGGTAGTTTGTCTTTGAATAAGAATTCCATCAAACTGACCGCCGCAAAGACCACGGACACCATCACCGTGACAAGAGCCGGTAACGGCACAATCACAGCCACTTCCAGCGCCCCCACGGTGGCTTCTGTGAGTGTTTCCGGTTCGGTGGTAACTGTTACCGCCAAGGCCAAAGGAAACGCCACAATCACCGTCAGCGTGGCCGCTGGCACCAATCACACGGCCCCGGCCAATAAGACCTGTTCCGTTGAAGTGACATTGCCCACCAAGGTTCTGAACGATAACAGTTGGGCAACCATCCGGGAAGTCAGTTCCGCAGGTTTGGGAGCCAACTATTGGGCCGTTGGTGATGTGAAATCCATCGTTCTGAATGGCACCGTAAGGAATTACACTTTCAACAACTTGACCGTGAACGCCTTTATTTTGGGCTTCAACCACAATTCCGCCAAGGAAGGTGCGAACAAGATTCACTTCCAGATCGGGAAGATCGGTTCCACGGCAGTTGCTTTGTGTGATAGCAATTATAACAACACCGGTGATGGTTTCCGCATGAATACCAGTCAGACGAACAGCGGCGGTTGGAACGCTTCACACATGAGAAAAACTGTATTGGGCAACAGTAACACCCCCACAAGCCCGTTGGCGAATAGCTTGATGGCGGCGCTTCCCGCCGATTTGAGGGCGGTTATGCAACCCGTGACCAAGTACACCGATAATACCGCCAACGGTGGCGGCAATGTTCAGACTTATGTAACGGCCACCACCGATTACTTGTTCTTGCTTGCTGAATTTGAAGTGTTCGGAACAAGAAGCTATGCAAATAGCTATGAACAGAATTATCAGGCACAATACGATTACTACAAAGCCGGTAATAGTAGAGTAGCCTATAATCATTCCGCCGTGTCCACGGCGGTGTGGTGGTGGCTTCGTTCCCCTTTTTACACCAACTACAATAGTTTCCAGCGTGTCTACACGGATGGCCACTACATCGATTACACTGCCAATTACTGTGCTGGTGTGCGGCCCGGCTTTGCCGCCTAATCCCCCGCAGGATGATCCCGCCCCCATCCCGCCGCCGAAAGGCGGCGGTTCCGGGAGGGAACCCCAAATAAAAATAATAATGGCGGCGTAAGCCGCCCGACGATTTTTTGAAAATGGGGGTTTTCCGGCAAAGTGCTATCATTTGACTGTCTTTTGAGTGCATACACCGGACAAAATCAGCCATACAATATCCATAAGCCTGTTTGAAGGGGGTATTGTATGGCAACAAACAAGCGTGTTTTCACCTTGCGCTTATCTGATGAAGTCTTTGACAAGATCGGGGCGCTTGCAACCCGTGAACACCGATCCATTACCAATTACATTGAATTTGTTCTTCTGAAACACTTGGAAGAAGTGGAAAAGGCGGAAGGAACGATCAATGTCGATAATTCACCCAAAGGGGTATAACTGAAAATGTCTGTCCTGAAGCAAAAGAGAACCACAAGCAAGGCCGAGTTCATCAATACGGCCAATCAGATTTATGTTGAAACCCTGAACTTCCTAACCCGTCTTTCAGCCCGGTATTCCCGGTTGATTGCGGAGCCGGTGGCAAAGCTGGCCGGTGAGATCATCGACCATGCGGAGAAGGCCAACAGTATCTTTCCTTCGGACAACCAGCGCATTGAAATGAGGAAGGCCCATCTTCTTGAAGCACGGGCTTCCCTGATGGCGCTGGATGTTCGCTTGACCCATGTTTACCTGATTCTGAACCAGAACCCGGAAGGGGCCTTTACCACTTCCAAGGGGAACCCGGTGAAGTCACAGGATGCAATGGAAAAGCTGGATAAGATGGCCCAAAACTTGGGTGAACTGATCGACAAAGAAAACGAACTTTTGAAAGGGGCAATCAAAAATGTAACAGCGAAACAGAAATGATTTCCCCATTAGGTGTGCAACTGATAATGAGCCTGTTGGCGGTGTGGTGGTGGCTTCGTTCCCCTAATTACAACAACAACAATAATTTCCAGAATGTCAACACGGATGGCAACAACAACAATAACAATGCCAATTACTGTGCTGGTGTGCGGCCCGGATTTTGCAAATATACACGGTCAAATGTAGTAACAGAAGGCAAACGGCTTTTCAGGTGAAAGACGACCGATGTAAAAGGAGTTGTACTTCCTTGGGTTTCAATCCCTAAAACTGCCCTTTGATGCCCTTACACGGACGCTTCTTGCATGGTGGGTGATTGTGCCTTAACCCATTTCATGTGTGAGGACAAAGCAATTTAGATGGCACCCTACAACGAATTTGTACGAGGGGCGAATACTTTTATTATGACAAGCCAAGAACGGCATGAAGCAAGGTTCCAGCGCCGCAAAGCAAAGCGGTTGGAACGGAAACAGGCCCGGTGTGATAGCCTTGGGCCAATGAATAAAGTTTTTTCCTATCGGAAGATGTTCTTCTATGGGAAAAAGTGCTGTAACGGGGTGCGGTGGAAGCAAAGTGTTCAAAACTTTGAAGGCCACCTGTTTTCTGGTACGGCAACACGGCGGCGAACGGTGTTGGAACAGACTTGGAAGCCCAAAGCCTGTTCCCATTTCACCCTTCGGGAAAGGGGCAAAATCCGCCCGATAGATGCCCCGCACATTACGGATCGACAAATCCATAAAACCCTTTGCAATGAAGTTCTGATCCCGCTGTATTCACCTTCGATGATCTATGACAACGGGGCAAGTCAGCGGGGAAAGGGCCTTCATTGGCAGTTCAAGCGGATCAAACAACAGCTTGGATGGCATTACCGGCGCTATGGCCGGGAAGGTGCTGTGTTGCTGTTGGATTTGAAAGGGTTCTTTCCAAATGCTTCCCACGCCCTGTTATACCAGCGGCACCGGGAATTGATTTTGAATCCTGAACTTCAAAACTTGGCTGATACTGTGATTCAATATTCCCCATGCCCGACACCGGGCCGGGGTATGCCTTTAGGCGTGGAGCCTTCCCAACAGGAAATGGTGGCGTTACCAAGCAAAATTGACCAATGGATCAAGTGTCAGGCCCGTGTTCATTGCGCCGGTCATTACATGGATGATTACTATGCTTTCTTTCCCACGGTGGATGAAGCAAAGCTGATGGGCCATGAAATTGTAAGGCGTTTTGAAGCCGCTGGAATCCGAGTGAACAAGCGCAAGTGTAAGGTGATCCCGCTTACAAAGCTGTTCCGGTTCTGCAAAGCCCGGTTCACACTTACCGAAACCGGCAAGATCAAGGTGAATGGAAGCCGGGATGGAGTGAAACGGGCAAGGCGAAAACTGAAGCTGTTTCACAGGGAGTTCAAAGAGGGAAAACGATCCTTCTTTGACATAGAACAATACATGGAGTGCCAAAGCGCCTATTACCGGAACTTCAACGATCATGGCCGGTTGTTGCGGTTGCGGCGGCTTTACCATGCAATCTTTTTCGGAGGTGGACAATGTTTAGAATCATCAAAGCCGGGGCCGGTATCGGCCTGACCGAGAACCTGAACTACATCAAGAAAGCCGAAAATGGTTGCTACATCCTTTGCCCGGAGCATGACGCTTCGGGCATTGTTTTTGAGGGTGTGGCTTACCATTTGTTGGGCCGTGCCGCTATGGACGAACTGGAAACCGTGAGTTTGGAGGAAACGGACGCAGGAACCGAGATCACCAAAGCCACAGAAGCCGGTGGAATCGTCTTTGTCACCTTGGCGGAAGCCGGGAGCATTGACCCTACCACGGCGGCTGAACACGCTGATCTGTTCGCTGAATGGGCTTTCCCTGTGGCCTACACGGTAGGGCAGATTCGCCGCTACCAAGGCACCCTTTACAAGTGTGTTCAGGCCCACACTTCCCAAGCGGATTGGACACCCACAGCCGCTTCCAGTTTGTGGAGTAAGACAAATGATCCCGCTGAAGAATGGCCGGAATGGAGCCAACCGGTAGGAGCGCATGACGCTTATTCCAAGGGGGCAAAAGTAAGCCATAACAGTAAACATTGGGTTTCCACAGCGGATGCCAATGTGTGGGAACCCGGTGTATATGGTTGGGAGGAATCGGTTTAATGAAGTATAAAATCTATATTTGCCGCAAACGGGCCAAATTCAAAGCAATTTGCGGACAAGTGAACATTCGGTATGGAACCATCCTGAATTGTCAGGGTGGTTTTTTGATTCTGAATGATCTTCCGGTGTGTTCCGTAACCAGCCAAAACGCCTATGACTTCTTTACCCAAAATGATGATGGCATGGGTGAGGAAAGGGGCGAACTGTTGAACCGGATCACCGCAACGCTGATGAAGCAGACCCCCGGACACAACGCCCGGTGGGGGAAAATTTGGGATGATCCCCGTTGCCAAAAGTACAAGCGTCCGGAACAGGAAGATCATTGGATTTGGAATCATGACTTCTACAACGGCCCTATTGAGGATTTGCGCTATATTGCCGCCCTGATCGGGGCCTGATAGGAGGTAAACATGACGCTTGAATTGTCTATTGTAATTTCTGTTCTTTCGGTTTCCTTTGCCTTGTATTCCGGTATTTCCAACCTGAAGCGCAACGATAAAAAAGACACCGCCGAGGAAACCGCCCAGCTTACCACCGTGATTGTGAAGCTGGAAAACATCGGGGATGGAGTGTCCGAAATCAAATCTGACATGAAGAATGTCAAGGGTGAAGTTCAGGAATTGCGGGAACGCCTTGTGGCCGTGGAACAGTCCGCCAAATCCGCCCACCACCGCCTTGATGGGCTTGCAGGTGGTGTTGATGCGTGAGCCGCCGAACATCCCGAAAGCAAAAGATTGAGTTTTCCAAGTTGATCCTGTATGTGGTGGGAGCCGTAACCGTTGGGGTTACGGCCTTCACCCTTATCATGGTTTGGAAAACTGAAAACCTTGAACCGCTGGCCTATTTGATCCCCGCTATATTTGCTGAATTGGCAACCGCAACCGGGTTTTACTATTCCAAAGCCAAAGCCGAAAACCGGATCAAACTTCGGAAGTTGTATGGCCCGGAAATCTATAACGATGCAAAGGAGATTTGAAACCATGCTGAACGCTGTTTTGAACAATCTGATCAATATTGGGTGGGCCATGCTGATCTTCCTGTGTGCGTATCTGTCCAATGTTGCTTTTTCCCTTTACTACAACATCAAGGTTTTGCTTCAGCCCTTCGACAGACAGAAAATGATCAATTCCGGGCTGAAGGTTGCCACCTTCGTTGTGGGCCTGACCTTGCTTTGTGTAGCAATCACCACCCTTCCGATTTATGCAGATCAGCTTGGGTGGGCAATCCCGGAAGAATACACAGAAATTTTTGCTGATTTGGTTATTGTGGGCGCTGTGCTGATGGTGTCTTGTAAGTATATCGCAGAAGCCTTCACCAAGTTCAGGGCCATTCTTCAGGTGAAAGGAGATACAGAAAATGAGTAATTCCCCCCTTGCAACCTATACCCGGATCACGAAAAACAAAACCAGCCCCCGGAACCATGCCATTGACACCATCACGATTCATTGTATCGTTGGGCAATGGACAGCAAAACAGGGGTGTGATTATTTCGCCACCACAGACCGGCAATGTTCCGCCAACTATGTTGTTGGTAAGGATGGTTCCATTGGCCTTTCCGTGGATGAAAAGGATCGTTCTTGGTGTTCCAGCAACGGCACCAATGACAACCGGGCAATCACCATTGAAGTTGCTTCCGACACCACCCACCCTTACGCCGTCACCGCCAAGGCTTATGCGGCCCTGTTGGATATGGTAACGGATATTTGCAAGCGGAACGGGATCAAGAAGTTGGTTTGGAGTACAAACAAGAATGACCGTGTGAACCATCGGAACGGATGCAACATGACCGTTCATCGTGACTTCGCCAACAAAGCCTGTCCGGGGGAATATCTTTATTCCAGACACGGGGAGATTGCCGCAGAAGTCAACAGAAGGCTTCAGGGCGCTTCCAATGGTGGTGGGGTAGTAGTTACACCCCCAACCGCAGAAAAGCCCACAGGCGGCACCACAGGGGCCACCGTGACCCCTTATCTTGTGCGGGTGAAGATCGCCAACCTGAATATCCGTAAAGGCCCCGGCACAAACTACGGTGCAACCGGCTACATCCGGCCCGGTATTTATACCATCGTGGCCGAAAGCACCGGCAAAGGTGCGGCCAAGTGGGGCAAACTGAAAAGCGGTGCCGGGTGGATTTCCCTTGACTACGCCACCAAAACCTGACCATGAGAAAAGGCCCTTCCGGTTCAAGCTGGAAGGGCCTTTTTTGCGTGTTTCTACTATGTTACTAATAACCCCGATTTCACCGAACTTCAAAGGGCTGAAATGTTCAGTATTTGGGCGTTTCAGAGCATTGCAGAGTAGAAAAAATTATGGTACAATAAAGC